ATCCGCCCGAAATAAATGCAGAAAGACGGGTTTTGTTTGTTAGTGAAAATTCAGCATATTACCGATATCGTTCTTTTTTCGTCGGTAAATTGGTAAGACTAATAAAACAATCAGACGTCGGCGGTTGGATAGTTGGATTTGTTTACGACGACGACCGGAAAGCGATAAATCATGCCGCCGGATGGTCGGATATGAAAAAAGAATATTTGTTGGATGGCGTAAAATTTAAGTAGATGAAAATCAAAAAACAAACCGAATATAAAATTGTATTTCATACGTTCGTGGCGTTAACGGTTGCGTCATACATTTGGACGTTATGGAGTATTGGAAGTTGGATTTTTAAAGCTATATTTCTATGAGTGTAAACAAAGTTATTTTAATGGGTAACGTCGGAAAAGACCCGGAGTATAAAGATTTCGACAACGGCGGTTCGGTTGCGCAATTCACGTTGGCGACAACTGACAGAGCATTTAAAACGGCAAATGGTACAGAAGTACCGGAGCGCACCGAATGGCACAATATTGTTTTGCAAAATGGATTGGCAAAGGTTGCAAAAGAGTATGTAAAAAAGGGCGATAAACTTTATATTGAGGGGAAAATAAGAACCAGCAGTTATGAGGACAACAACGGCGTCAAAAGATACATTACAGAAGTTTACGGGTTTAATATGGAGATGTTGTCGCCAAAGAAAGACGGACAAACAACGCAGCAGGGAGGCGCACCAACACCGCCGCCGCCAATTCCCGGCCAAGACAAAGATGATTTGCCATTTTGAGAATGAGGAACGAAATTAAAATTCAAATCTAGGAGGGTTCCCGGCTGATTGGGACACGGACAAAGGGGCGAACGGTTATTGTTTCTTTTGAATACAATAAGGAGGACGCAGCCGTTCCGGAGCCGGAACCGATACGACCAATTGGTTTTGCCCATTACAAGGAACCCGCCGGGAAAGATAAAAAATAAAGTTATGCAGTTTAATAGCAAAGAATATGACCCCGAAAAACACGACCGTTGGCGTGCGTTGACCGTCAAACAGCCATACGCAAATGATTTGGTAACGGCGGCATACAAAGACGAAAACGGCGTTGTTTACGGGCGAAAATCAATTGAAGTTAGAAGCAAAAAAACGTCATACCGTGGCGACGTTCTTATTTGTTCGTCGGCAAAACCGGTTTATCCCGGAATGGAAAGCGGCGTTACTTTGGGATTGGTTGAGTTGTACGACGTGAAGCCGATAAAAGAGTTTACACCGGAGGATTGGGAAAACACCCGGATTCCAAAGGAAAAGAGGGCAAAAATAACAAAGGGTTTCGGATGGATGATGCGCAACCCAAGACGTGTTGTTGAAATGCCAATTAAGGGGCAATTGGGTATCTATAATCTTGTATATACCAAGGGCGAAATAATACAATACCCCCGGAAAATGGTAATTGACAAAAAGAGTTGGGAACAGATAAATAAACAGATAGAGAAATGAAAACAATCGGATTCCATATTGGACGTATCGGGTTTTATTTGTATCTGCAAAGTTTGTGGAAGTATAAGCAATTTTATTTGACGCCCGGAGTTATGGTTGAGGGCGTAAAAGGACATGACGTTTATTTAGATATTGAAATTAAATTGCTTTGTTTTTCCGTTGGTTTCCGGCTGATATGGATAAAAACCAAAAGAAATTATTAACTTTGTAACGTAAAATACTAAAAACGTGAGCAATGAAAGAGATAATAAAAATATTGCCATTAAATGAGGCGGCAAAGTTTCAAAAATCCGCAGGCAAATATGATTGCACAATTACGGAATTGGCGGTAATGGGAGCAGGGAAAGCAAGAATTTCAATTTCCGGAACAGAGGAAAATTTGGATTTGTTGGTTAGTTCGATAGAAAATGAGAATAAAGAAACCACATCCGTTTGAACCCGGGCGTGAATATAACCCCGGCGAACGTGCAGTTTACCGGGGTATGGTAATAATTGCGGAAAGATGGGTTAAACCGTCTGATAAACTGATTGAAAATGTTGGCAAATATGTATGTTTGAGTAGATGCGCGTGTTGCGTTATCCATAAAGACGATTGCCCGGCGGTTGGGCTTAAATGCCACAGAACAAGCCGTAGCGATAACAAAGTAATATATTTCAGAAAATTATATAACATAACAGAAAAAAGCGATGGAAAAGAAAAGATTTATTCCGTTTGATGCGGAAACGTTTTTGATGATTGAAGATATAACGGGAACAGAACCGGAAGTTACAGAGAAAGAAAATTACTTTGAACTTAAAATGTACGCCCCGGACAAAGAGGAAAGAATAATTGAAGCTGCAATATATGCAGCTCAAGGCAGATACGGAAAAAGAATAAAAGACGTAAGGACGATTAAAGAACAAAACCTTTTGCGTGGTGCAATATTCTTTGTTGAATACGAAAAAGGTGCGGAAAATTTGCCAAATGAGTTGCGCACAAATTTAGGTATGCCGGACGAAACCGCCGGGGATATTTATTGTCGCCGATTGTTAGAAGTTCGTGCATTACCCGTAAAGCGTGATAATTGGGAAAAATTGCAGATTTTTACCGGAGGCGGAACAATGCAGATTCCGAGAACGCCCGGCGGTTTGGCGGTTTATTCATTCCCGACCGAAAACGGCGTAATGTTGGACGTACCGGAGGGAAATTTTATTGTATTGGCACCGGACGGAAAATTTGGCAAAATGGATATGCAAACGTTTATGGCTAATTTTGAAGAAAAAGACGCCAATACCGCCGGATTGAACTTTGACGAAAAGAGATTGTTTGAAAAGATGAATAAACTTTTCGGCAGGAACATAGAAAAGAGATTGGGAAAATTAGCCGAGGAATACAACGAATTGTTTGAAGCGTTTGAAAGATATTTAAGCAGGGAAAAAACGCAAAGAGAAATAAACGAAATTAATCCCGGAACGCATGATATTATCGACGAATTGGCGGATGTAAACGTTGTTTTATTCCATATTGCGGCATTATTAGGGTATAGCCAAAAGGAATTGCAGGAAATGGCATATACTAAAATTGCAGGACGTGAGAAAAACCCGGAATTTATGCGCAAACACCAACACAACAAACCGGAAAGCCCGGTTTGCGGTAATATGCAGCAGGAAACCGCCGAATAATACAAACATTTTGAGAACCGTTTTAACAAAAGACTATGACAAACGAAGAAAAAGAAGAATTAAGAAAAAAAGCGTTGTTCCTTACAAATACGGCGTATCTTTTGGCGGACATGGCACATACATGCGTTTTTTACGCTGATGATAAATTAAACCATTTAGGCAAATGCTTTGAAAAGGGCGAAAAAATGAGATTCAAAAAAGCCGCAAAGTTGACAAAAGAAGCATTTAAAGCCGTCAAGGAAATAACGGAACCATTGTATAATATTACCGACGTTGATAATGCGTGTATTGATAGCGATTATCTTTTGGAAGTTATTCAGTTGGTAATAAACAGAACCGACGAAACCGAGGAAAGCAAAACGGCGATGTTGGAATACATAAAGAAGTTACCACAAATTGAACATATAGAAGTTTAAGCGTATGAAAAAAGATTTTAAACAAGAACTAACCGAACTTATTAATAAGCACGGTTTAGAAAAGGAAATGAGAGATACCCCGGATTTTATTTTGGCACAAGTTTGTATTGATGCAATGGCGGTATTTTCGGAAGCAATCGCCCGCCGTGACGAATGGCACGAATTCAGAAAGGCAGACGAAAAGAGTTCGCAGGATGCAAAACACAATTACCCGGATGATTGCAATATTTGCAAAGACCGTTTTAAATGTGCTGACTTTATGAGAACGCAACCAATTGCAAATCTGATTCAGTGTTTCAAGACGACAACGGACAAAGAGGAAAAAACAGCAATCGCCGGATTGCTAAAACAGATAAACGCCGATGCGTCGGGAAAGCCTCAAAATGATATACCGGAAGAAGTAAAAGAAGTTGCCGGAAAGTTGGCAAAGGCTTTTGGCGCACGTGTTGAGATACACCGTATTGAGATACCGGAAAAGAAACGTAAGTTTAGAAAGAAACCAAGAAAGGAGCAAGGCAATGAAACACGTTGAATTTCCCGGCGTGAATGTAGTATTTGCAAAAGACCAACCGGAATACAGCCGTTACATGCAATGAAAATCCCTAATGACCCGCAGGGGCTTATAATTACCAAATGGCAGTTATCCCCGGAAGAATTGGAGAGAATAAAAGAAACCGGAACAATACATTTGTCAATGCTGACGTTTAACCAACCATTGCAACCCGTATTGTTAACCGTGGATTTACCAACAGAAAAATAATAAAGTCATGGATAAAGAAACATACGTAAAGAGAGTTCAAGAATTGAACCATATAAGACAAAAGGCTTTGGAGTACAACGAAAAGGAAAAAGCCAAAGCGGATGAAAGATACATAAAAGAAAATTGTCCGTTTAAAATTGGGGATAGAGTGAAACAAGGTGAATATATTGGCACAATTGAAGAAATAAGAGTTGACAATGACGGAAAGTTTGAATATGCCATACGAAAGGAAAAGAAAGACGGCACCCCGTCAAAAATATGCTTTAAACCTTTTCATGGTATAGAAATAATGTAGAAAAGGCATAATAAACGCCCCGGAATTATAACCGGGGCTTTGCCGTTTAGGTACCGGAATGAAAGAAAGCCAAAATTATCCACGTAGGGCGACGAAAATACAAAAGACAATAAAAGTATCAAGGAACAAACAAAACCCGCTTAAAACGAATATTCCCCGAAAATAACAAGCAAAGGGAAAACGACGTTTGAGAGGAGAGCAAAGTAAATAGTTTTACTGTTATAAAAAGGTTTGAAAAAATGGAAGCGAGTAAAAGACAAAGGGGCGGACGCCCGAAAATGTGCAAACGAACAAAAGACCAAAGGGAGTTTGATTTGGCTTTTTGTTCAACTCTGTTTTTACGTGGTTACACGTATAGGGAGATTTCGGAAAGACTGAATGAGGAAAACGCCCGGCGTGGCGTCGGTTATACCATAACAAAACAAATGGTATATTGGGATATGCAACAATTGCTAATTGAGTGGAAACGTGAACGTATGGAAAATATAGACGATTACGTTACGCAGGAATTGCGAAAGTTGGATAAAGTGGAGGTTGAATTGTGGGAGGCGTGGGAACGTTCAAAGACCGGGAAATTGCGAGAGAAAAACAGACAGAACGCAAAGCCCCGTAAAGTGTTGGAGGATGGCGACAACCCGGAATATTACGGGTATGAGGAAACCACAACGGAAACGTCCGCCGGGAACCCCCGGTTTTTGGATTTGCTTTTGAATGTGCAGCAACGCCGGGCAAAGATGTTGGGATTTGATGCGCCAATAAAAGTTGATATACCGGGAATAAAAGAAAGTATAGATGGCGATGCACCGAAATACGATGTATCAGCAATCCCGGACGACCTATTGTTTGCGGTCGCCGATAAATTGCAAACAGCAGAATATAAAAAACAATTAGCAGAAAAAGGAGTAATTGACGATGGTACGAACAACGAAGAATAATATCAAGAAAAAAGATGAACCGAAACCCGTACACACGTGCGGGAATTGTGGTTGGGGTAAATATTATTACGGCCATTCAAATTTGGATATGGACGGGAACCCAATTTGTTTAAAATGACCGTTTGTCGAAAATCGCAGTATAATACGTTCGGAAAAAGCGTGCGACAAATGGAAAATGAAACAATAAATTGGTCGATTTTTAAGATTTCCGGTTTTTAAGTCAGAAAAAATACGGGGGTAAGACAAAAATATATGGTTTATTTTTAAGAATTAAACAAAATGGATAAAGAACAATTGCTTAAAATGTATGCAGCATTGAAAAACGACCCCGGCGAGATAGTAAAAGCGGCGGCACGCCATAGGCTGATAAACTTTGCCCGGTACATGCAACCGGATTTGGCTTTGGAACCGTTCCACGTCGTTTATTATACGCTATTGGATAAGTTCGCCCACGGGGAAATAAAAAAAATGATTGTGCAAATTCCGCCCCAGCACGGAAAATCGGAGGGTTCAAGCCGAAAATTACCCGCTTTTATGTTAGGATTGAACCCGGACACAAAAATTTGTATTGGTTCGTATGCCGCCACAATTGCAAGGGATTTTAACCGGGACGTACAAAGAATAATTGACACCCCAAAATATCGGGAAATATTTCCGAAAACCTTTTTGAATGGTTCAAATGTGGTAACGATGGCAAACACGTATTTACGAAATTCTGACGTTATAGAAATGGTTGGGCATAAGGGTTCGTTGCGTGTTGTAGGTCGTGGCGGTGCGTTGACGTCAAAGACCGTTGACGTTATGATTATGGACGACGTTTACAAAGATTATTCAGAGGGTAACAGCCCGATTGTACGCAATGCGGCGTGGAAATGGTACACGACCGTTGTAAAAAAGCGTTTGCACAATAAATCGCAAGAACTGATTGTATTTACCCGATGGCATGAGGAAGATTTGATTGGTAAGATTGAAAAGGGAGGCGAAAAGATTATTGATATTAAAAGTTGGGACAGCATTAAAAATATTCCGGATGGTGCATGGGTTCGCATAAACTTTGAAGCGTTGAAAACCGGGGAACCAAACGAGATTGACCCAAGGGAACCGGGGGCGGCTTTATGGGAGAGTATGCACAGCCGGGCAAAATTGGAGCGTGAAAGAGCGTTAGACCCAATACAATTTCAATGCTTAGACCAAGGAAACCCCGGAAGCGCAGAGGGTAGATTGTACCGGAATCCGTTCAGAACGTACGTTGACAAATCAGAATGGGGAACGTTCGTGCGTAGTGGTAATTATACAGACGTGGCAGACGAGGGCGACGACTTTACATTTTCGGCGTGTTATGACGTTTACAAATCCGGTAATGAGGCATGGAACGAACAAAAGAAACGGTTTGAACCGATTTTGTATGCGCTAATTACTGACATGGTATTTACGCAGGAAAATACAGAAGTAACAGCCGTTACCGTCCCGGAAATGATAAACCGTTGTGGAACGCAAAAAGCATGGATTGAAAGTAACAACGGCGGTGCCGGGTTTGAAAAGTTGATACGTAAAAAGATAAAAGCGATTTCCGAACCATTTTACCAAGGTGCCAACAAGGAAAGCCGCATTATAACAAATTCGGCAAGCGTCAACGCCCAAATCATAATGCCGTTAGGATGGGAGGAACGTTTTCCAAAGATACATGAACACGTAACCGGGTTTTTGCGTGATTTCCCAGCAAATGAGCATGACGACCCGGAGGACGGTTTGACCGGAATATATGAAAAGGAATTGGCGGACGGCGATACAAGACCATACAGCCAAGCAACAAGGGGTATTAAACGTCGTAATTAGCATTTTATTTCATATATGCAAGGATTTAGCCGAAAATATTATAACTTTGCAATAAGTAATGGGGCAAAGGGTTAGCCCCCGGAGATAATAACAAAAGTTTTAACGTTAAAAAATTAAGATTATGGCTATTTGTAAATGCCCGGCAACAGCGTTGCCAAACATTCCAGACTTTACGTGTGCCGAGAGTTTCGGACAGATTCAGAAAGTATCGTTTCAGAGATTGTATAAAAGCCCCGGAGTAAAAAATTCATTTACCACGACGGCGGGTATTGGGAAAAAAGCGTCATGGACGCCGTTGTTATCGGCAAAGGACGACACGAAAGTTGTTGTCTCCCCGTATATCCAAGCACCGACAGCAGAAGCAGGCGCACCCCGTACGTTCGGCGGAGGAAACGAAACGTTGGGCGGTATTGAAGAAATTATTGGACGTGAGCCAACCTTATTTACGGCGGTTATGCGTAGAATGCCGCAATCACTGATTAAAGCATTGAAAGGTTTGCAATGTGAAAGCGATTCCCAAAATTTGGGGGTTTATTTGTTTGATGAAAACGGCGCAATTGGTGCATTGCAAGACCCGACAAAAGAAACAACGCATTATCCTATTCCAATTCATTCTTTGTTTATCGGGGATAAAACATTGGGAGGATTTGAGGCACCCGATAGCAACGCAATACAATGGGCGTTTTTACCTAATTGGTCGGATAATTTGGTTGTTATCGCACCGGACGATTTTAACCCGCTAACAGACTTGAAAAATGCAGCAGGGTAAACAAACAATAGTGACGTTGGAAAATGAAACATTGAAAACGACACGAGATTTTGAAGTTAGCCACGCCGAAAGACTTTTAAAAATGCCAAATAACGGCGGTTGGCAGTTACCGGAAAATAGTAAATTTGAATTTGACAAAGAGAATGGGCTTAGATATAAGAGAAATAAAAAAGCAGATAACGGAGCCACGGAACAAAGCGGCGATAAGTAGGGCGATTTACCACCAAAACCGCATACGATTTCATGCGGAAAAGGCGTTGACGCCATACATTACGCAACCCGTGACCGATTTTTTGGCTTATGTTTCAAACCTTATACCAGCAGACAAATTCAAAGTGTTCAAAACATTGTTCCGTTACCCCGTAAAGACAAACGAGGTAACGGGCGTTTGTTTTGATAAGTTGAGCCGCATTTTTGACGGTCGTAACCCGGCGTTCAATTATCAGTTTATGAACAGCGAACAAAGGGACGATTGGGAGTATTACAGACAACACGTATTGGAAGAACCCGAAATTTGGAGCACAAAGGGATGGGAATATTTCAAAACCGAAATTAACAGCGTATTAATTGTTGATTTGCCAAATGAGCAATCCCCCGGCGATAATTACCCGCAACCGTACTTTTATTGGTTGCCAATAGAACACGTTATTTCATACAAGGCAGACAAAACAACGGGCGTTATGCGTTGGATAATATTCCGGCAGGACGACAACCGTATTGCCGTAATTGACGATGAACAATACCGGGTATTTACCGAGGAAAAAGGCAATATTGGCGAATTGCTGATTGATAGCTCGCACGATTTGGGATATTGCCCAGCACGTTTTTTTTGGAACGAACCATTGAGTTTGAAAGAACCGGACGTTAAGGCGTCCCCGTTAACAACCGAGTTGGAAAGTTTAGATTGGTTCCTTTTTTATCATTTATCAAAGAAAAATTTGGATATGTACGGGTCGTACCCGATTTATTCCGGATATGAACAAAGTTGCGATTTTACGAACGGCGAAAACGGCGATTATTGCGACGGCGGGTTTTTGAAAGATAAACAAGGCTATTATAAATTAGACCAAGCGGGTTTATTGATGCGTTGCCCGAAATGCGGAGATAAACGAATTGTCGGGGTTGGTTCATTCATTGAAATTCCGGTACCGGACGGCGACAAACAGCCGGATTTGCGCAACCCGGTTCAGATGTTGACCGTTGACCGTAATAGTTTGGATTATAACGTTAGCGAGGAAGAACGGTTGCGTACAAACATAATTACGGCGGTTGTTGGTACCAACGAGGAAATAACAACCCGTGAAGCATTAAATGAACAGCAAATTAAAGCCAATTTTGAAAGCCAAAGCACGGTATTAAACCGAGTAAAAAAAGGCTTTGAGGCGGCGCAAAAGTTTGTTGACGAAACCGTTTGCCGTTTGCGTTATGGAACAATGTTTATTTCGGCAAAAATCAATTATGGCACCGAGTTTTATTTGTCTGATGCAACCCAATTGCGAGAACGTTATAAGATGGCGAAAGAAAGCGGAGCAAGCGAGGGGGAATTGGATGCGCTACAAAATCAGATTATCGAAACGGAGTACAGACACGACCCAATACAAATGCAACGTATGTTAGTGTTGGCAGAATTGGAGCCGTACCGACATTTGACACGTCCGGAAGTATTAGAATTGTACGAAAAACAGCTAATTACCGAGGATGAATTGCGCATTAAATTGAATTTCGCTAATTTTGTGCGTAGGTTTGAACGTGAGAATACAAACGTTTTGGAATTTGGCAGCCGAATACCATTTTCCAAGAAAATTGAAGTAATAACAAAAAAAATTTATGATTATGCGAGTGAAAGCAGAAACAGAGGGTAAAACAAAGGACGTCGGATTGTTGGACGTTACCCCGGAAAATTTCATTGTTCCAAAAGGGGAAGAAAGTTTTTATCATTGTCGTATTGAGGTTGTAAAATTCAACCAAGAAACGGGCGAAAGAATTTCACGACCACGTATGCAGGTTTTCGGAAAAAAGTTCTTTGAAACATTCGGATTGCACAATTTGCGAAAAATGGGTTATAAAGTTGACATTATGCACGACCCGAACGTTTGGGAGGAAGCGAACAAAGAAAAGATTGAAGCCAGCAAACGAGCAAAGGCAGAAGCTGCAGCAAAGGCGGCAGCAGAAGCAAAGGCGGCAGAACGTGAACAAATGAAAGCCGAAATTATTGCAGAACTGACAGCCACCGGAGTTATCCCAGCAGAACCAAAGAAAGCCGGACGAAAACCAAAAGCCGAAAAAACAGCAGAAGCAGAGGAAGCGGCAGGCGATAGCCCGGAAAACAACGAGAATGTTTAACCATTAAAAATTACGAATATGGCACAGATTGCACAGCAAGACAATTTGGTTATTGAAGTAGCCAAAAGCACCGCAACATTGGACGGCGACACAAAGAAAAAGTTGATTGAATGTATTAAGGGCGGAACAATTACCGACGTTATTTTGGTAACAAAAGAGGCTGAAAAGAAAATCAGCCATGCACGTGTTGTTAGTTGGTTGGTTGACACAACCGGGAATTCCCCAAAATACAAAATTGATATTATTAACGTAAACAGCGGAAATGTAGAAGGAATAGCACTTAATTAATTCAAAGGGTAAGAATATTATGTTAACGAGAGAAATTTTAGTTGCAAATGCGGCTTTGTCGGGATTGTCTGACGAACAGATTACAGCGATAACAGCATTATCGCAGAATGACGAAAACAGCGTTATTGCCAAGAAAACGGGCGAAATTTACGGGGCTTTGGATGCCGATATTTTGGCGGTTTCCGGTATCGCTAAAAATGGAACCGAAAAAACGTATGATTACGCAAAACGTGTAATGGGGGAAATGAAAACAAAAGCCGATGGCGCAACCGAGCTGCAATCGCAGATTGATTCATTGACCAAGGAAAGAGCCCGTTTAGAAAAGGCAATTGCCGATGGTGCGGCAGATGAGGAAACCGTGAAAGCATTGAAGCAGGCAAAAGCAGATTTGCAGAACGTGACAACGCAGTTTACCGAGTTGACAACCAAGTATGAGGCAGAAAAGGCAAACCACGAAAAAGAATTGTTCGGAGTAAGAATTGACAACGCATTGCAGACAGCCGCCGCCGGGCTTAAATTCAAAGCAGGATTCCCGGAAAGCGTAACAAAGGTTATTTTGACGCAGGCGACCGAAAAAGTAAAAGGCATGAACCCGGAATATATAGACGACGGAAACGGCGGAAAGGTTTTGGCGTTCAAAGATGCAAGCGGCGCAATTATGCGCAATCCAAACAATCAGTTGAACCCATTCACGCCCGCCGAGTTGCTGACAAAAGAATTGGAAACGATGGGAATATTGGAGCAGCAAAGACAACAGCGAGGAGGCGGCACAATTAAGCCCGTAGGCGGTGTCAGAGGCGGCGGAATTACATTGGACGTAAGCGGAGCCAAAACGCAATCAGAGGCGTACGAACTTATTACAAAACAATTGATGGCGCAAGGTAAAACGGTAGGTTCCAAAGAGTTTGACGAAGATATGAGAAAGGTTTGGCAGGAAAATAGTATTAACAAATTGCCGGAGAGATAACCTGGTAATGGGTAAACCCGCATTTAATAACAAATTAAAATAAAAAGACTATGAGTTTAATTGCAACAAGATTACAGAATTGGCGAGTAGAAAACCCGGAGTTAGACCGTAATATGACCCGCCCGTGCGAGTATGGCGCATTAGATTTTTTCATTGAACAGACCAACGCCGGAAATTCCATTTTGTCCCCGAAATTGCGTGAACGTGCGTTTGCCTCAATCGGAAATACGGTACAAGTTCCGGTTATCAATTACGATGGCGACGTTACGGTTAGCAACGTTCGTACGTGTGTTATCCCGGACGATGAAAACACGTCCGCACTTTATGCCGTGGTTTGGGCGACATATTCCGTCGGCTTTACAATGGTGCCAACGTTGTATATGAACAACGAAATTTCGTATGACCACGATTTCAACCGCAAAATGGAAAAGGTTTGCAGAGCGTTTGCAAATTCGTTAGACCAAGCAGCCGTTTCAGCGTTGGAGGCAGGAAAAACCGGAGTATTGAAAGACAAGTTGAATTACAAATTCGGTGCAAGCGTTATTGATGTTCCAACGCAGATGGCAACCGAAATTATGGGCGATATTAACCCGATTATGCGTGCAAATTGTTATCCGGGTTTGGTTCACGTCGTAGGTAACGCCGGAATTGACAGCCTTATTAAAAAATTGGCACAGCACGGTATTTATAACGACGTAAACAAGCGTATGGAATACGAAAATAAAGTGTTCCATTATACAAACAACGTCGTAAATGAAACTAACAAAAACGGCACATTCTTTGCCGTAGAGGATGGTAACGTTGGCGTTTTAACACGTGTTGACCGTGAGGCGTTGAACCGCACCCGTGCGAATTTCCACGAATGGGACATTGTACGTTTGCCGTACATTGATTTGCCCGTTGGTTCGCACTATTACACAGCAGTTGGCGACCAGTCACAGACAGCAGGCGCAGCGAGTGCCGATATGACGTGCAACGTGAAAGAATATTTTGGATTTAGTGCAGACGTTGCGTTTATAATTGCTTACAACAGCAACCCAACAACCGTTGCAAATCCGATTATCAAAGCGCAGATTGCAGCACGTGTGGAAGATGTACCTTTGGGTATGCCTGTATATGTAACCAACGCCGGGGAATTTCCCGCCGGAGGTGCGAGCGTATAACGCCGGAGCATAACGAATTATTTAACTGAGGGGACGGGGTGGTTATCCCCGCCCCCTTATTTATTGCAATCTTAATTCCTAATATGGGAAATAAATGGGCGTTTTTATGATAAGAATAAATGAAATATGCGAAGCGTTAAAAAATGTGTGCGGGTGGGAGCAATCATACGACCCGGCAAAGGCGATAGACGACAATTTAACGCAGACGGAAAGTGGGTTGTATTTTCAAGGTGCGCACCCGCTTTTGACGTTGGATAATATGGCGGCGATTATGCCGGATAATTGGGGGCTGCAATACCCGGAATGGAACATGATATTGCCGTACAAAGCCGGGCAGAAAGTGAGCCATAACGGTATTGTTTGGATTGCTAAAATTGACAACACCGGAGAGGAACCAACGGCAAGCGATTTTAATAATGATTACAGCCGGGAGGATTACGGAAACCCATATTGGAAACCGTATAATATGTTGACGGACTTTTTGGAGAGAATGACCCGAAACGGAATTGCGACCGCAATACAGACGTTTACACAGATTAAGCAGTTGGATAAAGAAACACGTAATTTGTTGGAGCGAAAAACGTTCTTTGATGGTGCCGGACGCATACGGGCGACGTTGCAAAACAATCATAGGTTGGTAGGATTTGAAATTGTCCCGGTTCGTGCAATGGGAGTGACGGCGAAAATTGAAAAGATAGGTTTGCAAATGACCGGGGGAACCGGGGTTGTTAGAATGTATTTGTTTCATTCGTCGCAGATAGACCCAATAAAGACTTTTGATTTGAATTTTACCGTTACAAATGGCGGTTTTCAGTGGTTCCCGTTAAATGATTGTTATTTGCCGTATATAAGCGACAAGAACAACGCCGGGGGGGCGTGGTTTCTTTGCTACAATCAAGACGAATTACCCGCCGGAATGGAAGCAATTAACGTATCAAAGGATTGGAGCCGGGAGCCGTGCGGAACGTGCAACATGGGTTCCGTTGAGGTTTGGCGAGAATTGACAAAGTATTTGCAAGTAACGCCGTTTATGTATAATGCGCCGGAAACGTTCGCAGAATACCCGGAGTTATGGGATATTGCATACACGATGTACACACGAACCCAAAATTACGGGCTGAATTGCGAAATTACTATTGGATGCGATTTAACGGATTTCATTATTTCCCAAAGGCAGATTTTCCAAACGGTAATACAAAGACAAGTTGCTGCAATTGCATTGCGGACGTTGGCAATGAACCCCAACGTAAGGGTTAACCGCAATCAATCAAACGCAACCCGGATGGATATTTTGTATGAGTTGGACGGCAACACGTCCGGCGTTCGTCCCGGCGGTTTAGGTTACGACCTTAAAAAGTCTTATGAGGCGTTGCAAATAGATACGCAAGGGTTAGACCGTATCTGTTTAGCCTGCAATAACCGTGGGGTAAGATACAGAACCGTGTAATTATATAATTCAAAGGGAAAGTTGTATATAATTTCATGTAAAAGTTGTATTTATGAAACGGATAACCGATTTGCGAAAAAGGGTTGCGGATTTCAACGAGGCTTTGACGTCCGGGCGGATAATACAAAACATTATATGGGACAATGAGGCATATATAGTTGATTTGAACGCCGAGGAACAATTGTTTGAACAAGGTATTAACCGTTTGGGCGTCGAAATTTCGGATTATGCACCATACAGCCCCGTAACAATCGCAATTAAAGAGGCTAAGGGACGGCCGACAAACCGGGTAACGTTACGGGATGAGGGAGATTTTGAAAGTAGTTTTTATTTAGAGGTTGGCGACAAACAATTTGAAATTAAAGCGTCTGACTTTAAAACAGAGGATTTAATAAAAAAATACGGTCGTCAAATATTGGGTTTAACCGACGAAAATATTTCAATATTGATTTGGAAATATATTTTCCCGGATTTAATGGCAGAAACAAAAAAACAAATTTATGGCAAATAATGTAAAAGCCCCGGTTATTGACAACCCGGAATTGTTAGACCGGATAATTGGAAACATGCAAAACGAATTGGTTGATAATTTGCCGTGGTTGGATTTTGCATTTGGCAGGGCGGAAAGACTTGTTAAATACGACGGGAACCAAAAGCGATATTATACGCCAAATGTTTATTCCGGCAATAACGATTATATGGAAGTAACGCCGGATGCAAATATTGGTAATTTCTGTTTTTTTTGGATTGACGACCCGCAAAGCATAAGTTGGGAACCCGGCGTTGATATTGGGATAAAAACGGCGTTTTCGATTATCTTTTGGTTTGATTATCGAAAGATTTTCAACGAAGCAAGCAACAGAAACAAAGAGGCGTTAAAACGTCAAATATTGGACGTATTAAACGGCGGGTTTTGGTTGCGTCGTGGAGGCTATAAAATAAACAAAGTCTATGAATTGGCGGAAAACATTTACCGGGGGTTTTCTTTGGACGAAATAGGCAACCAATTTTTAATGCACCCGTTCGGCGGATTCCGGTTTGAGGGCGAATTGAGTATTGGAGAAACATGTAAATTGTAGTATATGGAACATTTTATTTATAACATTATCGTTGTCGCATTAATAGCGGCTTTTGTGCTGACGTTATTACGCAAATGGGGCGTCATTGAATGGGTACAGATTCACGGGAACGATTTCTTTTCAAAGATGTTTAATTGCGATTTCTGTTTGTCGTGGTGGGCGTGCGTTTTGATTTGTTTCTTTGCGTTGATATTTACCGGGGACCTCTCATTTTTGGGCGTTCCCTTTTGTAGTACAATGATAACACGTGTTTTGCTATGAATGAAGAATATGTAAAAATTAAGGATTACCCATATTATATTAGCAATATGGGTAATGTAAAAAATAAAACAGGTAGAATATTAAAACCTAAAATAACAAATAAGGGTTATTTGTCGGTAGCATTATACAACGCTAATGGTAAGCGGTGGTGTTATATTCATAGACTTGTAGCAATGCATTTCCTTATTAACTCTGAATTAAAGCCTAATGTTAATCATATTGATTGTAACCCGCTTAATAACAACGTTGATAATTTAGAATGGTGTACGCAATCTGAAAATATTAAATATTCAGATAGTTTAGGGCGTTGTAAAATAAGAGATTATAGATATTGTGAAAGTGGAAAAGGACATGGGAGAAGTTGTCGTATAATATGCAAAAAAGGTGATAATATACAAATATTTGAAAGTATAAATATCGCTGGTATGAAGTTGGGTATATCACACCAAAATATATGTAAATGCTTAAAAAGGGAAAGGAAAACCGCAAAAGGATATAGTTTTAGGAGGGCATAATATGAAAGAATGTATTATAAATAAACATAATGTTGTATTGTATGATAGTATAGACGAATTGCCGATGTTGCGTTTCCACAAGTATAACAAAATGCTTTTGGTTGACGCCGGGGTTGGTTCCGATTTGTCGGATTTTGACCGACATGTTGAAAGGATAATACGTTATTTGAACAGCCCAACGCCAAACATGGCAACCGTTGAGTTGGAAAATATGCGCCAAAACATATATTTCATTCAATCCGAGGTTTCCCCCCGGCATTTGGCTTTTGCCGTGTTGGTTAAATCAATAAATGGTAAACCCCGAAATGATTTGTCAGATGATGGATTGCAACAAACAATGAGTCTTTTTAAAGACGTTGCAAATTCAGAGATAACCGCCCATTTGGAAGCGGTTAAAAAAAAAATAGACGATGAATTGCGTTTGTATTTTCCCCGGTTGTTCGATGATGCGACATTGAAAGAGTATTACGATAAATTGAAACAAAGAACGATTGTTGTATTACGCACAATAATAGACGGTCGGACAACCGAGGCGGACGCAAAAGAGATTGACGACATTACGTCGGAGTTGATAACCTATTTCAACCCGCAGACGTTTACCGGTCCGGAAAGCGTGGAAATTAGGCATGACATACAATTTGAAAATATGTGTTTGATATTGTCCCAAAATTTGCATGTTGACCCAAAGAAATTTACCGTTTTGGAATATTACAACGCATTTGAGTATATCAAGGAACAAGCCAAAAAAGCAAACAAGCAAAAAAGGGCAAAATAAGGAGATTTCCGGCGTTTTTATTTTTAGGCGATAAATTACACATTTGAGAAAAGAAAATGCAACAGACGGGGAATTTCCCGTAAATAACTAAATAATCGGCGTATGACAGATAATAACAACCCAATCAAATATTCGGATTTAATAAGCCCGGATAATTCGATTACAGATTTGATAAAACAATTGGATGAACTTTCGGACACCTATACAAATGCACTGAAAAATATCAAAGCCGAGGCAATACAATTGGCGGAGATTCTGAAAAAGGTTTCCGGCGCAACGGAGGACGGGCGAAAGACAATCAGAAAAGCCGCAGACGATGCGGAACGTTTGGCACGTGCGCAACGTGATTTGGCGTTTGCAGAAAGCGGGAACGCCAAAAAGTTAGCCGAGTTAAAATTGGCACAGCAGGAAGCGAACCGAATTAATAAACTGATTGTGAAAATAAATCAATCCGCCGAGGGTAGTTATAACCGTTTATCGGCGCAATATTCATTGAATAAGATTTATTTAAACGACATGACTAAAGCCGAACGGGAAAACACCGAGGAGGGGCGAAAATTGGTTGCACAAACCAAAGAAATATACGAAGAAATGAAACGTTTGCAGGAAGCAACCGGGAAATTTCAATTGAACGTCGGAAATTATACGGAGGCGTCCGACGCAATTATTGCGTATGGCGACAAATTAAAAGAAACGTTAGGTTTAAATAGCGCATTTGGCGAAAGTCTTTTGGCGTTAGGACGTGGCGGGGCTGAAAGTAAAGCCGTTTTTACAGCTATTGGCGACGGGGCAAAAGCATTGGGAAAAACTTTGTTGGGATTACTTTCAAACCCGGTTTTTTTGGCGATTGCCGGAATTGCGGCGGCGGGTGCGGCGTTTAAATGGTGGTACGATTATAACGCCGGGTTAGTTGAGGCAACGAGATTGACGCAACAATTTACCGGGAAAAGTGGCGATGATTTGAAAACGTTTAGAAATGAGGTGCAAGCCGTCGCCGATTCATTCAACGCAGATTTCCGGGAAACATTGATTGCAACAAACGCATTATCAAAACAATTTGGTATTTCTGCAAATGAGGCATTGCAATTGGTTAAGGATGGGTTTTTAGCCGGAGGCGATGCGAACGGGGAATTTTTAGACACGTTGAAAGAATACCCGGCATATTTCAAAGAGGCGGGAATATCAGCAGACCAATTTGTTGCAATTGTTACCCAAACAAACAAAATGGGTATCTTTTCAGACAAAGGCGTTGACGCAATTAAGGAGGCAAATTTACGTTTGCGTGAAATGACGACGGCGACGGCGGCGGCTTTGGATGGTATTGGTATTTCGTCGGAACAAGTTCAAAAAGATTTGCAGGCCGGAACCAAAACGACATTTGATGTTATACAAGACGTTTCCGCAAAATTGGCAGAATTGCCGGATAATGCGGGAACGGTCGGAGCTGCAATTGCAGATATATTCGGGGGGCCCGGAGAGGACGCCGGATTGCAGTATTTGCGCACGTTGAAAGATATTTCAACAAACATGGATGAAGTAAAAGGGAAAGCCGGAGTTTTGGCGCAATTGCAAGAGGAACAATTGCAAAGCCAAATTGAGTTGCAAAACGCATTATCCGGGTTGTTTGACGCAACCGGAGGAAATTTTGAAACGTTGACAACGCAGGCAAAAGTTTTTGTTAACCAAGGATTGACGGCGATAATAAAAGGGGTTATTGATGTTGTCAATTACTTGATTGAGTTATACAATGAAAGTGTTTTGATACGTGCAATTTGGAATGGGATTGTTGCCGGATTCAAAACAACATTTGATACGTTGGGAAATTTGTTTGGATTCTTTATTGATATAGTCAAAGCAACCGGAACCGCATTAAAGGGGGCGTTTACGTTAGATTTTGACGAAGTAAAAAAAGGATTGGCAGATTATGCAGCAGCGTACGGAAATTTGGTTAAAGCCCAAGTTAAAGACATAACAGAAAATTTCCAAGAGGGTTTGGATGGTATGCAAAAGAAAATAAAACCGTTAACAATCCCGGTTTCTGTTGGAGATACCCCGACGCCACAAACAGACAATAAGCCCGTAACGACACAGAACCCAACCGTAAAGCCAAGGGGTAAAAGCGATGCGGAAAAGGCAGCAGAACAACAAGCAAAGCAAATTGAAGCTGCATATAAAAAGAATTTGGAAGCAACCCGAAAATTGCAGGACGCACAATTGCAGTTGGAAACCGACGAATGGGCAAAGCGTCGCCAACAAACGCAATATCAGTATTCCCGCCAAATTGAGGATTTACAACACCAATTGCAGACCGAAAAGGATTTGAACGAAACCGGACGTCAAGCGATAAACGCCACAATTACGGCGTTGGAACAGCAACAAACCGAGGCGTTATTGAAAATCGAACAAGACCGACAATTGCAGGAATTAGCGTTACAGAAAGAAAGCATTGAATTACGTTTGCAAGCAGTCAAAGAGGGAAGCGAGCAAGAAAGACAATTGCGGATGCAGTTGTTGGAAAACGAAAGACAAACCGCATTATTACAGAACCAACAGAAACCGACCGGGCAACAGCAGGACGCCGCGGCGATTAATGCAAGTTTTGACGCAAAGGGAGCCGGAATTGAGGACGAATATTTGCAAGCGCAATTACAGATATTCGACCAACAACAAGCGTTGGCACAATCGGAGTTTGATTTGTTGAGAAATTCAGAAGCCCGGAAAACTAAATTCCGTTTGCAAGCAGAAAAGGAACGTTTGCAAAAGGTTTTAGAATTAAATCAGCAAGCCGCCAATAAATTGCCTGATGTTGAGGTACAAACAATTCAAAACACTATTAAAAAAATAGACCAAGAAATTGAGCAATCCAAAGGGGAGGAACGAGGAACAGACATTTACGGTTTGTTTGGGCTTAATTTGGACGACGACCAAAAAGAGGCAATTAATACGTCTATGCAATACGCATTGGATGCGTTAAATACATTCACGGCGGCACGTGTTGCCGCAGCAGATGCAGCCGTTGAGCAAGCGGATAAAGAGGTTTCCGCCGCACAATCGGCGTTGGATGCAGAATTGGAAGCAAGGGCAAACGGGTACGCCAATAATGTTGTACAAGCGCAAAAGGAGTTGGATTTGGCAAAGAAAAACCAAGGAAAAGCGTTGAAAGAACAACAGAAAGCGCAAAAACAGCAGGCAGCAATACAAACATTGCAGCAAATCGGAAACATGGTAACAGCAACGGCGCTGATATGGTCACAATTAGGTTTCCCGTTTGCAATACCTGCAATTGCCGTAATGTGGGCGAGTTTTGCAGCTTCTAAAATCAAGGCGACGCAATTGGCAAAACAGACCGGAGAAACCGGAGGAACGGAAACATACGGCGACGGTACCGTTGAACTTTTGGAGGGCGGTTCGCACCAAAGCGGAAATGATATTGATTTAGGAACGAAACCGGACGGAACCCGCCGACGTGCCGAGGGAGGCGAATTTTTCGCCGTGATAAATAAACGAAGTTCACGCCGTTTCAGAAAGATAATACCGGACGTTATCAATTCGCTAAACAATGGTACGTTTGCACATAAGTATTTAAAATCATATTCAGACGGCGACGGTTTGACGTTAAACGTTACCGGACAAAGCCCGGATTTACGCAATTTGTCGGATGATGTAAGGGAAATTAAGGAACAGAACCGACGACGGGTTTACGTGGATGGCGACGGAAATACGATTGAAAGTTACAAGAATTTGAAACGTAAAATAAAAAGACTATGACACCAAAATATAGATTCTTTTTGCAGATAGGGGAGGACGGAACCAAACAAACCGTCCGCCCCAATTATAAGGATGATTTAACGTTGGATTATGAGTTGGAAACAAATCAAAGGTTTTACCGGGCTAAATTGTCCGGTAAAATAAACTTTGTCCGTGCTGATTACGATATTATCAATGACGCCCCGTTTGATTCTGAATTTTTCCTATATATCGAAAAAAGCGATGATTGGGGACAAACATACAATCAATACTATAAAGCAAAGTTTATGAAAACGGATTGTACGTTTAATGATGATGATAAATTGGTTACGGTACAGCCGGAAACAATAGACCAATACAACGACGTTTTGGCAGGATTGGAAAAGGAATACAATTTAATTGAGTTGGCCCCACAAATCGAATTTCTTACAATAAGAAAACGCCCATTGATACAAATATACGTTCCCGGAGATAGTATTGTTTCGTGCTTTTTGGGCGGCACGAATTGGGAACAAGACGCAAACGCCACGACTGACCAAAACGCATTAATACAAACCTATCATTTTGCACTATGTAATATTTTGAAAGAAATACGAATTACGTCGCACGGTTCCCCGGGGGTAATATCCGGGCTTTATGTTGGGCGGATGTTGACGGGTGCAAGTCCTGGTGAATTTATGGGAGATTTATACCAGGAATTAAATGTAAATTATTATATCCATATTGCACAAAAACTAGCTGCGGGTGGGGTACCTATTGGGCTAGCAGGTGTTGAGATACGCCGCCGTTCTGATGATGTGGCAATGTTCCGGTTTACAAAGATAACGCAAGAACCTTTTGATACGTTGGAATTTGATTTAACCGCCGTTGAGGGTTCCGGAGCAACGGGTACGATGCACGCCGATATGAAAAGTTATAATATATACGCCCGATATTTGGTTGATGTTGATAAAATAGACGATTTAGATACATACCCGTTGCCGTCCGATGATATTGTAGATAATAATAGAAATTACCGCCGGGCAATTGGTTACGCAATCGACGTGGCATTTATATCTAAAAATTTTTCAGATACGCCGACCGAGTGGGGATTAGCCGACAATGGAAAGTATTTTGAGCCGCCTTATTCCATATATGGACAAACGTTTTATCCAATCGCCCGGTCAACGTGGCGTTATGCGTCGTTATGGTTTGGGTTTTATCTGATGGATTGGATATTAGAGGAAAAAGCCCGAAAAGCATATACTTTGCGTGATGCGTTTACATTGTCGTCATGTATCAATGTGCTATTAAAAGAATTTGCGCCCGGAATAACGCATGAAGCGACGCCGGAATACAGCCAATTTCTTTATAACACAAACAATCCTATTTCCTGGCAGTCATTTAAGTTGCTAATAAGTCAGAAAAGTAATATCATTAATGGCGAATATAAAACCCCGGCGCAAAAAGCCCCGATTACATTACAACAGATTATGACGATGTTACGGGATATTTACAAATGTTATTGGTATATTGAGGACGGAAAATTTAAAATTGAACAGGTAAGTTGGTTTAGAAATGGCGGTTCGTATGGATATAACCCGATTATTGATTATGATTTAACACAATTAGAAAACGTTAGGAACGGCAAAAAATTAGCTTTTGCAACGTCTGAATATTCATTTGACAAAGTAGAAATGCCGGAACGTTATCAATTTGAGTGGATGGATGATGTAACAACACCATTTGAGGGTTTACCAATAGAAATTACGTCCAAATATGTAACAGCCGGAAAGATAGAAGAAATAAATATTTCCAATTTTACGTCCGATATTGATTTGATGTTGTTAAACCCCGGTGCAATTAGTTTGGATGGATTCGCATTGTTTGCGGCGGTTATGCCGTCCGGAGGTGGACAATTGGAATTGCCGTTTACAAGAAAAACCGTTGATGGCGTAGACTATTTTTTGCAAAATGGATATTTAGCGTTTATCAATATACAACCGACATATTGGGTTTATGATATGCCCGCACGGAATTTCAAAATAAATAATTCCCCATATTATGCTATGGGAGGATTGGAACGTAAAAAGAAACAAACATTGAATTTCCCGGCAGGAACCACAGACCCAAACCCGATGCAGTTAGTTAAAACATATATCGGTAACGGTCAAATTGATAAACTTTCAGTAAATTTGTGTAGTCGAAACATTAAAGCAACGTTGAAATATGATACAGAATAACAATATAAGCGTATTACCGTGGTACACGTCAATAAACGAACAGAACCACAGAAAAAGTTACGCATACGACGCAATTTACCCGTTGTTTGCCCCGGCTGATAGATTGTTGCCGTTTCAGATAATCAGAAACACACGGGCAAATAATGTATCGTCGGTTATATTGTACGATAAAACCGGAAAACAAGTTGCAAACATAACAACGTATATGAAAGAAACCGGATTGCAGGTTGTCCGGTTTCAAACGTTGGGTTATGATGTTATATTGTACCCGTCAATATTACCCATGCCATTAAATCAGTTGGACGGAATATATTATATGACGTTATCGGATGGTTTGCAAACGTGGTATTCTGAAATGTTCACGGTCGTACAAGACGTTTCCGGTTACTTAAAAATACAATGGTGGGATATTGAAAATTTGGTATTTGACGCCGGGAAAATAGTATATAAAAACCCGGATTTCAAAAATACGTTGTACCTTTGTACAGAGTTGGGAAAACCGGATTATGAATTTGAAGAGGATGGCGAAGAACGGGACGGGTATTTTTTCCCGGAAAAACAAATATCAGTCAAAACGTTTAAATGTACGATATTGGCACCGGAGTTCCTTTGCGACGTTATGCGTTTTATCCGTATGGCTGATTACATTCACATAACAGATAAATACGGCAGGGAATACGATTGCGACACGTTTCTAATTACCCCAAAATGGCAGACGCAAGGGGATTTGGCGAGCGTGGAAATTGAGTTTAAAACAAATACCGTCGTTAAGAAAATAGGACGTGGGTATATTACAACAGCAGACAAAGGAGATTTTAACGGCGATTTCAATAATGATTTCAAGAACAATTAAATTAATTAGATTATGGGAAATTACGAACAATTAAAACAAGCGGTTTCCGATGTTATTAAAACAAACGGGAATCAAGAAATTACCGGGGCAATATTGAAAAATACTTTATTGACTATTATTTCAACGGTAGGTAATAACGCAACATTTGCAGGAATAGCAACGCCCGATACAAATCCAGGTACACCCGATGAAAATATATTTTATTTTGCTACCACTAAAGGACAATATGTTAATTTTGGAGGAATTGAAGTAAATAATGAAGCTGTAATTCTGCAAAATAAAAATAACACATGGAGAAAAAAAACAACCGGGATTGCATTAGCTTTAAATGTTGATAAACTTTCAAGACAATTATATTTCAATGATGTTTATTTAGCAAACAAAAAAGAATTTAGGAACTTATTTTCATATACACCGTTAGAACCAACTTTGGTAGAAGAAAATAAATTAATACGTTCAAATGGGGAATTAGAAGAAAAGGACGAATCGTTAAAAAATAGTTATAATGTTGCATATTTTGATGTGTTAGAAAATAATAAATATTATATATCATGCCCAATAGGAGGACAATATGCTAATTTAATGTTTTTATCATTTATTGATGAAAACGGCTCAATAATATTTTCAGAATGTAACGCAGAAAACACAAATACAAAAGAATTTGTTTTTACTGCAAAAAAGAGTGGAAAACTAAGGATATGTTATCGTAATTTTGATAATTTATTAGTATATAAAGATGTACAAATAAACAATAAAAACTTCGTATGGTATGATACGCAAACAGAGTTTGACATATATAATATATTTGGCTATAAGGGACGAGCATATAATTCAATAGTTGATATTAAATTTTATAATTGTGATAGTAACGAAAAAAGAGCATTGTATATTGTTCGGAATGGCAGAAAAAACGACAATACATTAAACATACGTACAAGCGTTTTAAAAAATGATGTATGGGAAGTTGAATTTGAATACAAAGTAAATGATGTAAACATAATTAATCCGAAGAGAAATGCTATATTTGATGTTGAAATAAGAAATGGTATAAAGAAATGTATTATAACATTTAATTCAGCATACATTGATAAGATTGATGGCAGTCAAATAGTAGATAATATAAACGCTAATCCACTATTAATATTTTCCAAAAATTGTTACGTAGAAAACGGGTTATGGTACAAAGAATTTGGGAAAGTTTCATTTCCAATAATGGGGTTTGTAAGTTCAAAAAATAACGAATTTGTAAATCAAGCGGGCTACCATACTTCAGATTTTATAGAAGTAAAAAAATGGAATATAATTTTATCATATCTTTATGGTTCTGTAAATGTGTATGCAATTTCACTATATGATGAAAATAAAAATTTTATAAAAGGCTTTTTGCCTAGTTCTACAATTCCGCAAGTAATGGGCACTAATTATTATATAGTTAAAGACGATAATGTAAAATTTGCCCGTGCCACAGCATCTGATACCGTATTAGATTTGTCATATCTTATTATTAGTGATAGGATGCCAATTGAGGTATTTAATTTCGTTAAAAATGATGATAATAATTTAACAAAAAATTATCTATTAAAAAAAGAACGTCATTCTGTAAACTTTTCTTTTGATGATGGGCATACAAATGATACATTAATAAAAAGTGTGTTTGATAAAAAAGAAATTAAATGTGGATTTGCGCCAATAGCTGCAAATAATAGATATATAGAATATAATAAAGAGGGTTTTGAAATATTGGCACACGGTACAACTCCATTAAATAACGCAACAGAAGAACAAGCAAAAACGGCTTTTATTAAAGGTAAAAGTGTTGTTGAAAGAATGGGAATAATATGTAATGGTTGGGTAACCCCGAGTTCGCAATTAAAAGAAGATTTACACCCATTGGTATATGATTATTTTAATTATGGTTTTACTACTTATAAAGGTAAAACAATAAAAGGACAAGTTCAAACGCAAAATTTAAAATCGTATGATTTATGGCGTATTAGTTTAGCAACATTAAAAGATAATTTAACAATTATAGATGAAGCGGTTTCGCTAAACGGGGTTGTTTCCGTTTATGCCCATGGTTTTGAAATAGACAATTTGTGGACAATACAAGATTTGGAAAATGTTATAGACTATATAAAAGCAAGAACAGAGATATTAATCCCATATGAAAGTTATATAAAACTTTATTCAATAAGACACAATGAACAATAATAAGTTATATGGAAAGAATATTTCATTGGGAACAATGGCGTATAATCGCCATTTCCACGGTTAGCCCGTTATTTGGGTATTTAACCCCGACAAAGGGTTTTGTTTATGCGTTAGTAGTAATGTTTGCGCTCAATATTTGGGCGGGAATGAGGGCGGACGGCGTGGCGATTGTGCGATGCAAAAACTTTTCGTTCCGGAAGTTTAAAAACGCATTGTGCGAATTGCTTTTGTATCTGTTTATTGTGGAGGCGATTTTTGTAATAATGAAAAATTGCGGCGATGAAAATGTGGCGATTGTCGTTGTTAAATCGCTTACATATGTATTTATGTACGTTTATTTACAAAATGCGTTCCGGAATCTGATTATTGCGTACCCCCGGAATTTGGCGTTACGTATTATTTACCATGTTATCCGTTTGGAGTTTACAAGGGCTTTGCCGTCGCATTTGCAACCGATAATTGACAGATTGGAAAAAGAATTTGGGGACGCCCCCGACAAAAACAATAAAAAAAAAAGGAGAAAACGAAAATGAGTAAAGTTGTAATTCTTGAAAACGGCCACGGCGTAGATTGTGCCGGAAAACGTTCCCCCATTTGGGGGGACGGTACCCAATTGTTTGAATGGGAGTTTAACCGTGATATTGTACGCCGTATTGCGGCGATGTTGAAAGCGGAGGGAATAAAGTTTGAAATTTTGGTACCGGAGGACAACGACGTATCATTACCGGAACGTTGCCGACGTGCAAACGTTATCCATGCAGATTGCGGCAACAACGCCGTTTTGTTTAGCGTTCACGGGAACGCCGGAGGCGGCACCGGGTGGGAATGTTATACAAGCGTAGGACAAACGAAAGCGGATGCAATCGCAACCGTTCTTTGTAAGGAGGCGGAAAAAGAGTTTGCCCCGGATGGTTGGAAAATGCGTTTTGATTATGTGGACGGCGACCCGGACAAAGAAAGCCAATTTTATATTCTGAAACATACTGTTTGCCCGGCGGTATTATCTGAAAATTTCTTTTTTGATAATGAAAAGGATTGCCGTTTTATGATGAGCGACGACGGAAAAGAAAGGATTGCAAAGGTACATTTTGAAGCAATAAAGAAAATTGTATGAAAAAGTATTTGATTTGGACGGCAATTGCGATGGTAGTTGCCGCCGTTGCAACAATATGGGTGCAACGAACGAAAATTGAAAAATTGACGGACGAACGGAACAGATACCGGGGAAATACAGAAACATTGTTGCAGGACGTCGAAACGTACAAAACAAAGGATAGTTTGAACGCCGCCAAAGTTGGGGTTTTGGAGCTGAAATTGTCAGAGTTTGAAAAATACCGGGCGAGCGATGCGGAGTTGATAAAGACGTTGCAGACAAAGAACCGGGAGTTGGAAGCCGTTACAACGGCACAAATGGAAACAATAACCAAATTGCGGGGAACCGTCCGGGACAGCATTGTATATTTGCCCGGAGATACGACAACAATTGTTCTGAAATGCGTTGATATTTCCGACCCGTGGTTTTCATTAAAAGGATGCACGACGCCGGACGGGGAGTTTACCGGGACATTTGTAAACCGTGACAGCATTTTAGTTGCTGCAACCGTACAATATAAACGGTTTTTGGGGTTCCTTTGGAAAACCAAGAAAATAAAGAACCGGGAAATTGATGTTATCAGCAGGAACCCGCATACAAAAATAATGGGGGTTGAATATATAGAGATAGAAAAATAACTATCTTTGTATCGAATTACATTTGACCACATAATTAGAGATTGTTTTCAAGGATTAGCCGGGTTTGCCCCGGCTTTTTTCGTTTTGCCCATTTTTAGCCCCGTAGCGGGCTTTTTTTATTCCGGTGGATAAATTTATATCTGAGCAAAGAAAGTGGCTTAAATCGAAAATTCGCCAAAAATAACTATCTTTTGGACCAAAAGAAAAATTTTTTATGCGTTTTGCTCAAAATAAAAAGAAATTCTTTTGGTAATTAAAATAAAGGTTGTATATTTGCATTGTCAAACAACAACGACGGGGCGTTTTCCCCGAACATTAAAAGAAAAATCAAAATGGCAACAACAATTTATAACGGTTTAGAATATTCAACAAAATCAATCAATCGCAATTTCCGTATCAAGGTTAACGGAATAGTTGACGGAAAAAAGATAAATAAATTGGTCGGCGTAAAAGGATTGATTGAATTGATTGGCGTTGGAATGGCAAACAAAATGTTGCGCCGTGCGTTCAATGGAAAGGACGACAAAACCGTATGTAAATTGCGTCGTGGTATCAAAATTTCATTCTACATTAAATAATATCCGACCGGGCGGGTTCCCGGAACCAAATACAAATTCGTATGAGTTCAGAAAAAAGAAACAAGTTAAGCGAGATTTTCAAATTGGAGTGGCAGTTCGTAAAACGCAATGGTTATAAACTTTCAGAGGCTTTAAAATGTGCATGGTTGAACATTAAGTTGAAAGCCGAAATGAAAAAACGAATTGTAAAATTCTACTTTCAGAAAATAGACGGTTCATTGCGTGAGGCATACGGAACCACAAACCCGGAAACAATCCCGGCAACAACCGGAACCCGGAAACCCGCCGACACGGTACAAACGTATTTCGATACAGAAAAGCAGGAATACAGGTGTTTCAAAAAAGCTAATTTAATTCGTATTGCATAATCAACGCCGGGGATTTCCCCGGCAAAAAAAACAAATGATATGAAAACAATAAACAACATTGATGATTTAAGCGAAAGCGCAATTAATAAACTTTATTCATTTAGAAATTGGGCTGATAAAATGTCCGAAAAATGCCCGGAGGACGGAAAAGAATTGCAATGTGGCACAAATTTACATTGGTTGTTTTCTCAAATTTCCGCCTCAATTGAATGTATATTGCAGGATTTATAAATTATTTGTTATGAGATACGCATTAAGAAAGCAGGATAAAATAAAAGCAGTATTGGAAACCGGATATTACGGCGAAATTTACAAATGGTTGTATTATCAGAGTAAGAAATAAAAAGCCCCCCGGCGTCATAAATCAATATGCACCGGGGGAATTTTACGCAGTAACCGAGAGCGATATTTGGTTGATGCGGTACCACAAAAATATATTGTTTGCCGTAAATTGCAAAACAACCCGCAAAAATAAATTTGAAATAAAAGTATTTATTTTTGGTAATTAAAGAAATATTTATACCTTTGCATTGAAGTTAAGCCCACGCACGGGGATAGTGCGAAATAATATGAATATCAGAAAAGACAAAGAATTGAACATTTTGGCGAAAGCAGCCGGAAAGAAAGCAACAGAAGTTGAAACAATCATTGTAAACCAATTAATCCAAAAGGAAATGATACAAGACGACCCGGAATTTTGGGGATGCACTTTGTTTGATAGTATCGAACGTGACGTTCCGGTTTCTGATGTTGTCGGCATTATCAAAGCAACCGGAATTTCGGTTGTACGTTCCGAACATTTGGACGCATTTCTGAATTTGGTATTGGTCGGAAAAGGAGATTGCCCGGTATGTGGCGGAGAAATGGAAGTTACCGACGCCGATTATAAATGTTGCGGCGGCGATGGGTATTTAACCCCGTATGAATACGAACCGATATTTGAGGAAAAAACCTGCAAACATTGCGGACACGTAGAATAATAACCATAAAAATAAACAATATGAAATTAAGAGTAAATGAAGCAATCGCCCGTTCCGAGGCGAACGGAAAAAAGGTATTGAAAAAGGATATTGCAGCTCGTTTATTTGAGGGCGCAAGCGAAAGCGCACAGCAGGTAAATATGACAAATCTTTGCAACGGGACAACCAAAAGGATTGTTCCGGAATGGGTAGTAATAATTTGCGAAATGTGCGGTTGTTCCGCCGATTATCTGTTTGGAATGGAGGATTAAAACCATGAAAAAGAAGTTTATCGAAAAAATGGAAAAGATGGTTGATGTTTTCTTTTCCGATGCGTGGCAAGCAAAGGTTTTTGCAATGATATTTAGCATTTTCGGAGTAATATGTTTTATTGCCGGATTTTGGAATTATATCCATTTTTTGTTTTATGCAATGTGTGGATTAATGGTTTATGTATTGTTTAACGAATTAAAGAGCAAATAACATGAGAGCGAAAAAGAAACAGCCGGAAAACCCGGAAAAAAGTATTGCAAACACAATGGGTAACGCAGTAAATGCGGTTAAGAAGTTGGCGGAAGCAATGGGACAATTGCCCGCCGATAAATTCCCGGAAATAAACGATGAACAACAGATTGTCCCCGGATTGGATGCCGTCGAAATAGAACAGCCCGCCGGGGCTTTTGAAATTGTGCCGGGCATGACGGTTGAGGAAATGACGGCAATGTTCTTTGATGGCGCATTAATCGAACCGCCGTATAAAGTATGGCAGCTAAACAGCAAAGGACACCGATATTATTACAAGTTTGACGACAACGGAACCCCGGAATTTTATCCGTCAGTTACAACCGTATTATCGCAGACAATGCCAAAATCGGAATTTCTGATTAAATGGATTGCCGACAAAGGTATTGACGAGGCGGAACGATACAAAGCAGAACGGGCGGCGTATGGTACATTTATGCACGCCCAATTTGAGGAACTTATAATTAACCGGGTTTATGATTTGGACGGACTGAAAGCCAAATTAAAAGATTATATTGATAACAACAAATTGCCAGCCGATTTCATTTATTACGCTGATGATTTCAAAAAGGACATATTGGCATTTGCGCAATTTGTTTTGGATTATGACGTTAAACCGTTAGCCGTGGAAATTGCGTTGGTACACCCCGTTCATAATTACGCCGGAATGATTGATTTACCGTGTACGATGTTATCAAAGCCCGGTTCAAAAGAATACATAAACGCAATTGTGGATTTCAAAAGCGGGCGCAAAGGATTTTACGAAGAAGCGGAAATTCAGTTGCATTTATATGCGATGATGTGGAACGAAAATTTCCCGGATATTCCGATTGACCGTGTTTTCAATTTCAGCCCGAAAGATTGGCGAAAGAAACCGACGTACAATTTGAAAGACCAAACAGACAGCCCGAACGCAAAGAAAATCCCGTATCTTTTGGAGTTGGCAGCAATTGAGGACGAAAAACGGGATAATACATTTACGGCGGTTTCCGGGGAAATATCATTGGATAACGAACCGGATTTGACAAACAATATTGTTTCGCTGACGTTGGCGGAACTTGTTAAAAGCAAAGCCCCGGCGGAAAAGAAAAAGCCGGAACCGGA